CCATCGAGGCGTGCTCGCTCGCGCTGTGGGGCGTCTCGACCTCGAAGAGGAACCCGACAAGGAAGCAGAGGATAGGATGATGCACCTCGACTTCGGCAACATCGAGAACGCGGCGGGCCTCGCCGCATCCGAGCGCGCGGTGCTCGGCGACCTCGTGGACGAGCTCAAGTCGCACTCCAGCGCCAACAGGCTCAAGCGCCGCTACTACGACGGCAGGGTCACGGTGGCCGAGTGCAACCTCGGCATCGCGCTGCCGTACAGCGTGGCCAGCTTCGAGATGGCGTGCTCGTGGCCAGAGAAGGCCGTCACCGTGCTCAAGGACCGCAGCCGCTTCGACGGCTTCGTGGCAAAGGACGGCGGCGAGAGCCCCGTGCTCGACCGCATCGTGCGCGACAACTCGCTGGTGTCCCAGTACGGCAGGGCGTGCGGCGACGAGCTGATGCACGGCGTCGTGTTCCCCACGTTCTCGGCATCGTACCCGGGCAGCGCGTCCATCCGCTTCCACTCCGCGGAGACCGCCACGGCCATCTGGGACGGCGGCATGCAGCGCATCGCCGTCGGCATGGCCGTCATGGAGACGGGCCGCAACCGCAGCGGCTCGCGCGTCCCCACGGCGGTCAACATGTACACCGACGACCACGTGGTCGTGATACGCCGCGACCCCGACTCCAAGCGTTGGGCCGCGGAGCACCACGCCCACGCCATGGGCGTGCCCCTCATGCTCGCCATGAGCAGCGAGGGCGACACCACGACCCGTCCGTTCGGGCGCTCGCGCATCTCGCGCCCCGTCCGCGACCTCACGCGCGGCTACATCCGCACCGTGGCGCTGGCGACCGTGGCGCTGGAGTTCGCCACGTCCCCGCAGAAGTACCTGCTGGGCGTCTCCGACGAGCAGTACGACGCGCTCGTCTCCGACAAGTTCCGCGCCTACATCGGCTCCATGCTGCTTGCGACGCGCGACGAGAACGGCGACGTGCCGCAGTTCGGCCAGCTGTCGCAGGGCACCATCGGGCCGCACGTCGAGATGCTGCGCATGCTCGCCACGCAGTTCGCAGCGGTGACCTCGCTCAGCGTCACCGACACGGGCGTGGTGAACGACGCCAACCCGACGAGCGCCGACGCCGTGGCCGCGGCCAACGAGAAGCTGATCATCCGCGCGCAGAACCTCAACCGCGAGAACGGCGACGCGCTGTACCGCATGGCGCTCATGGCGCAGGCCATCGCCGGCAACAAGACGCTCTCCGCGCTCTCCGAGGACGAGCTCGACGTTATGCCGCACTTCCTCAACCCCGCCATGCCCTCGCAGGCGTCGACGGCCGACGCGGCCGTCAAGATAGCGACCGCCGACCCGTCGTTCGGCGGCACGCAGGTGTTCTACGAGATGCTTGGCTTCGACGCGCCGACCATCGCGCGCATCATGGGCCAGCGCAACCGCAACCTGGGCAACGGCATCCTCGGCGAGGTGCTGGGCAATGCGTATTAGCGCCGAGTCGTGGCGGCTGTACCAGCGGGCGCACCGCGAGCTGCAGGACGCCGCCCGCAGGGAGTTCGACGAGTTCTTCGCGTCCCTGCCCGACCTGTCCGACCCGCAGGCGCTCCGCGCGCTGCAGGCCAAGGCGCTCGAGCTCGTGGAACGCTACGGGCTCGCCGACTCCAGCCTGTCCGCGGCCTTCTACGACGAGCTGATGGCCGCGCAGGGCGCATCAGTGCCCGCGTGCGAGGCGCTGGTGCCGGACCGCGGGTTCGTGTCCATCGACATGGCGTCGGCCGCGAGGAGGGCGACGAGCCCCGAGGCCATGCGCGCGCTCATGGGCGCCGTGGTCGAGGGCAACGTGAAACGCTCGGGCGTCCGCTCCATGCAGGCGGCCGCCCTGCGCGACAGGACGGCGTGGGCGTGGGTGTGCGTGGGCGACACGTGCGCCTTCTGCCGCACGCTCGGGTCGCTCGGATGGCAGGAGGCGTCCAAGTCCGTCAGGGACGGCAGGCACGCCGAGCACATCCACGGCAACTGCGACTGCCAGTTCGTGGTCAAGGCGCCCGGAGCGGTGCTGGAGATAGACGGGTACGACCCCGACGCGCTGCTGGACGAGTACTCCGACGCCCACGGCGACATCAACGCCATGAGGCGGGCGGACTACACGCCGGAGTACGCCGCGCACCGCAACGCGCGGCGCCGCGAGCTGTACGCCGAGGCGCACCCCGAGGAATGATGGAACGGGCCCCGCACGGGGCCTTTTTCATGGCTACGCGAGCCGATCGCGGATGACGACGTCCAAAGGACGGGAAGGGGGCATCATGCCCGAAAGCACCGAGACGCCGACGCAGGGCGCACCTGCGGAGGAGCGCACGTTCACGCAGTCGGAGATGGACGCCATCATCGGCGACCGCCTCAAGCGCGAGCGCGCCAAGTACGCCGACTACGAGGACATCAAGGCCAAGGCCGCGCGCTACGACGCCGCGGAGGAGGCCGCGAAGACCGACCTCGAGAAGGCGGTGGAGGAGCGGGACAGGCTCAGGGCCAAGCTGGAGGCGCTGGAGGGCGAGCGCGCCCGCGCCGAGCAGGTCGCCAAGGCCGCATCGGAGCACGGCGTGGACGCCGCGCTGCTGGCGCGGATGAGCGGCGACCCCGAGGAGAACGCGCTGTTCCTCAGGCAGCAGCTCGCGTCCCTGCCCAAGTACCCGACCCTCCCGAACGACAAGGGCGACCCCAAGCCGCCCGCAACGTCCAAGGACGCCATCCTCGGCATCAAGGACCCAGCGGAACGGCTCAAGGCCATCGCCGCCAACAGAGAGCTTTTCGACAGTTAGGAGCCGCAAATGGCAACCACCTCCCTCAGCTTCAACGAGATCGCGGGCGCCGCATCCATCGACTTCGCCGCCAGCTACGCGACCGACTACTCCAACCTCAAGCAGGTCCTCAACCACGCCAACTGGCAGGTCCTGCCCGTGGGCACCGCACTCCAGACCCGCGCCGTCGCAGCCACCCTGCAGGACGGCAACGTGCTGGAGGCCGCCGAGATCACCGCGTCCACCTTCACCCGCACCACCACGCTGACCCCGCTCACCTACAAGAAGTACCGCGCGCTCGTGGGCTTCGAGACCATCCAGACCGCAGGCCTCCCCGCCGTCGCGCATGAGGACGCCGTCCTCCGCGCCAAGATCCAGGGCGACCTCAAGGGCATCTTCGCCACCGCCCTCGCCACCGGCACCGGCACCGCCACGGGCACCGACTTCCAGAAGGCATGCGCCAACGCATGGGCCGCTCTGAACACCGCCCGCGACGGCTACGCCTCCACGCCCGTGTTCTTCTGCTCGCCCACCACGGCAGCCGGCTACCTCGGCGCAGCCGCCATCACCATGCAGACCGCCTTCGGCCTGTCCTACATCACCAACTTCCTCGGCATGGGCACCCTCATCGTGCTCCCGGGCCTCGCCAACGCCAAGGTGTACGCGACCGCCGAGGAGAACATCGTGATCGCCTCCGCCGACGTCCAGGGCATCGGCGCGGGCTTCACCACCGACGACAGCGGCATCATCGCCGTCAAGCACGCCCCCAAGGACGAGAACGCCGCCATGCAGATCGTCGTCCTCGGCGGCGCCCAGGTCGTCCCCGAGTTCCTGTCCCACGTCATCGTCGCCACCATCAGCGCCTAATGCTGCTCATAGCGGTTCAGACGTTCCACGACGCGCAGGAGGACACCCTGCGCGCCGTGGGCGACCGCTTCGAGTGCGGCGCCGAGAGGGCGTCGGAGCTCATCGGATACGGCCTGGCGACGGCCTCCGCGGAGCAGCCGAAGCCCAAGAGGGCGCCGCGCAGGAAGGCGGCGGGTAAGGAGTAGCCATGGCATACGCAACCGTCGAGGACGTCTCCCGCGGCTGGCGCGACCTGACCCCCGCGGAGGAGGTCAGGGCGGTCACGCTGCTGGACGACGCCGCCCTCAAGATAGACTCCTACCGCCCGAACGCGGACGAGGCGTGCAAGGCGTACGTCTCCAAGGCCATGGTGCGGCGCGCGCTGGACGTGGACGACCCCGTGCCCTACGAGTCGACCACCATGACTGCGGGGCCCTACAGCCGCTCCTACACGCTCGCAGGGCCCAACGGCGGCCTGTACCTGACGCGCGACGACAAGCTCATGCTGCGCGGCAGCGTCGGCGCCGTGGCGTTCGCCCCCGCGTACCTGGGGGGCGAGTGACATGGTGCACGCCGCCATCCTCATGCGCGACTGGTCCGCGACCGACAGGCTCGGCAACCACGTCGAGCGTTACCTCGACCCCGTCCCCGTCGACGTGCTGGTCGAGCCGGGCTCGACCGACGACATGGACGCGTCGCGCCCCGAGGGCATGCGCGTCGACCTGACGCTGCACTTCCCGAGCTCGTGGGAGGGCGACCTCCGCGGCGCCAAGGTGGTGCTCGGCGGCAGGTGGGCGGGCGAGTACCGCGTGGTGGGCAACCCCATGCCGTACGAGCCGCAGCTCGTGCCGCGCACGTTCGGACACCTCGCCATGAGGGCGGGGGTGCAGCGATATGACGGCTAGCATCCGCTACGTGCCGAACCGCGGGTTCAAGGCGTGGCTGCTCAACGCCCCGGGCACGATGTCCGAGGTGGGCAGGGCGGCATCCGCCATCCACTCCCGCGCCGTCGGCATGTTCGGCGCGACCAACTACGTGCTCAAGCCGCCGAGGGCGGGCAAGGTCCGCTGCCACGCCATCGTGGCGACGGGCGACCGCCACGCCGTGAACTCCAACGCGCTGCACATGACCCTGCAGAAATCGCTCAAGGGGTGACGCATGTACTCATCGCTCCAGACCGTGATCGCGTGGACGTCCGACACCTTCGGCATCCCCGCGTCCACCTACCCGCAGGCGGAGACGCCGCGCCCGTTCGCGGTGGTGAACCGCACGGGCGGCGCGTGCGAGTACCCGCACGACTACCCCCGCGTCACCGTCCAGTTCTGGACGGACTCCGACGCGGAGGGCGAGGAGGCGGCGTTCGCGCTCGCCCGCACCGTCCGCGACGGCCTCATGGCCGCGGACGGCCGCATCAACGCCGTGAGCCCCGCCGAGCTGACGCAGCTCGGCTTCATCGACGGCGGCGGCTTCGTCTGGCAGGCCAGCTTCGAGCTGGCGACGAACATCTACGAGAACCAACACTAAGGGGGACGGCTTATGGCCATCAACACCAACAACGTCGTCGTGGGCGCTCCCGACCAGTCCGCGACGACAGGCGCCGTCAACTGGGCGCCCAAGGGCACCGCCCTGCCGACCGACGCCCGCACCGCTCTGCCCTCCGCGTGGAAGAGCGGCGGATACGTCTCCACCGACGGCGTGTCCCTTTCCATCGACCAGTCCACGACCTCCATCCAGGATTGGTCGCTCGGACACATCCGCACGCTCTTGGAGGATTTCACGGGCACCGTGACCTTCACCTTCGTGCAGACCGACTACGAGACCCTGTGCATGCTCTTCGGCGACTCCAACGTCACCAAGACCAACGCGACCACGACCGCCGGCGAGCTCATCAAGGTCAACGTCGGCCCCGAGCTCGCGCCCGCCAAGGCCTTCTGCTTCAACATGAAGGACGGCGACCAGCGCATCAGGCTCGCCCTCCCGAACGCCCAGCCCACCATCTCCGGCGAGCTGTCGTTCGTGGCCAACGAGCCCATCAACTGGTCCGTGTCGCTCGACTGCGGCATCGACACGGACGGCAAGTGCATCTACTTCCTGTACGACAACGGGCAGGTGAGCGCGTAATGCCGCAGGTGGCGCGCATCGACTTCGAGCGCATCGAGCGCCCGACGATCACGGTCAACCTCGCGGGCGACGTCCGCGAGCTCCCCATCACGTTCAACGACGCCGACCTCAAGCTGGTGGGCGCCGCGAAGGACACCACGGCGGGCATCGTCGGCTTCTTCGCCAAGTACCTCGGCGAGGCCGTCCACGAGCTCGGCGACGACCAGCTGTCCATCCTGCTCAACGCATGGATAGAGCAGCGCAAGGCGATCGGAGCGCCCGAGCTGGGGGAATAGCCGCCCTATCGTGCATCATCGCGCAGCACGGCGGGGCTCTCGAATACGACCTCATGACTCGTACGCGCTACCTCCTGCGCGACCTCGGCGGGGCGCTCCCAGAGGGCGCCCTGCTCTCCTTCGTGAAACACCTGCCGCCCGACTCGGCGCTCAAGCGGGAGATGGACCCAGACAACCTGTGGCTGTCGGGCATCCACAACGACATGCTCCTCGCTGCGATACACGACGAGCTGGCGGCGTTCATGCATATCTACCTGCGCTCCCACGGCGCCAAGTCCAAGAGGCCGAAGCCGATACCGCGCCCCGGTGTCTCGGACGGCATGCAGCACGTGGGCAGCGACCCCATCCCCATAGGGGACTTCGACGATTGGTACTACGGGGGTGATGAGTAATGGCGAACGCTGAGGTCGGCTCGGCGTACGTGACCATCATGCCCGCGATGGACAGGGGCTTCGGCAAGACCGTCGAGGGCGCCCTGTCCGATGCGGGCAGCAAGGGCGGCGCGTCGTTCGAGGGCGGCATGCTCGGCAGCCTCAAGGGCATGGCTGGCAAGCTCGCGGGCATCCTCGGGCTGGCGACCATCGCCAAGACGCTCTACGACATAGGCCACGCCGCGGTCGACGCATACGCCGACTTCGAGCAGCTGGCGGGCGGCGTGGAGGTGCTGTACGGCGACGCCGCGCAGCAGGTCATGGAGAACGCCAACCAGGCGTTCCGCACCGCTGGCCTGTCGGCGAACGCCTACATGGAGCAGTCGACGTCCATGGCGGCGGCGCTCGTCAACTCGCTCGGCGGCGACACCGAGGAGGCGGCGAGGATGGCCGACATGGCCATCACCGACATGGCGGACAACGCCAACAGGATGGGCACCGACCTGTCCGCCATCCAGAACGCCTACCAGGGCTTCGCAAAGCAGAACTACACGATGCTCGACAACCTCAAGCTGGGGTACGGCGGCACGCGCGGCGAGATGGAGCGCCTGCTCGCCGACGCCGAGGCCATATCGGGCATCCACTACGACATCGAGAACTACGACGACGTGGTCGAGGCAATCCACGTCATCCAGACCGAGATGGGCGTCACGGGCGCCACGGCCGAGGAGGCCGCATCCACGATCAGCGGCTCGTGGGGCATGCTCACGGCATCGTGGGAGAACCTGCTCGTCTCAATCGCGGGCGGCGGCGAGGAGCTGGATGCCGCCATCCGCAACGTGGTCGACTCGCTCTTCACGTGGCTGGGCAACATCGTCCCGCGCGTCGGCGAGGTCATCCAGGGCATGATGCAGGCCATCCCCGGCATCATCGCGGACGCCCTCCCCGACGTGACCGCGGCCGTCATGGGCTTCATCCGCGACACGTTCGGCAGCGACACCGCGGACACCGTGCTCGACTGGGTCAACCAGGTGCACGGCATCATCGGCAGGCTCGCGGATAAGTTCTCCGAGTTCTCCGACGCCGTGGCCGAGTACGTCCTGCCCGCGTTCCAGGGCATCGTGGACGCCATCGCCCCGATCGTGGAGGATGCCGTCCCCAAGATGCTCTCGCTCTTCGAGACCGTCTCGGGCGGCGTCATCGACCTCGCCACCGTGGCCATGGAGTGGGTTGGCAAGGCCATCCAGTTCGCCACGCCCGCCATCGAGGGCATCCTGCAGACCGTAACCAGTGTGTTCGACGGCATCCGCACGACCATCGAGGGCGTCGTGAAGTTCGTGACATCGCTCGTCAAGGGCGACTTCGAGGGCATGAAGGAGTCCGTCGGCCAGATATTCGACGGCATCCTGTCGACGGCCACGTCCATCTGGGAGGGCGTCAAGTCCGCCATCTCCACGGCCATCGAGGGCGCCAAGGAGGTCGTCGGCAACGCCATCGAGGCCATCAAGGGGTTCTTCTCCTTCGAGTTCCACTGGCCGCACATCCCGCTGCCGCACTTCTCCATCACGGGCAGCGCCAACCCGCTCGACTGGATATCGGGCGGCCTGCCGTCCATCGGCGTCGAGTGGTACGGCACGGGCGGCATCGTGGACGGCGCCACGCTCATCGGGGCGGGCGAGCGCGGCAAGGAGCTCATCTGGCCGAGCTACGACCCGTACCTCGACATGTACGCCGACGCCATCGCCAAGCGCATGGGCGGCGGCGGCAACGTCTACGTGGGCGCCACGGCCATCAACGACGACGCCATGATCCGTTCCAACTACGAGCAGCTCGTGCTCCGCTCCTACAGACGCGCAGGGAGGCTCTGATGGCATTCTCCGGAGGAACGTACTCCATCCGTCCCGCTCTCGACTCCTCGCTCTGCCTCGACGTCGCTGGGCTATCGTCGGCCGATGGCGTCAGAGTGCAGCAATGGGCATGGAAGGGTGCGCTCGACCAAGTCTGGGACGTGACCTCGGTCGGCGGCGGCTACTTCAAGATCATCAACGCGAACAGCGGCAAGTGCATCGAGATGATTTTGAGCGACCATGCAGAGCAGTGGGCGTATGAGAGCGGAACCACGCAGCAGTGGCAGTTCGTTGATTCGACGCACACCCGAGTCATCAACGGCACCGCATATCCGCTCTACTGGATAACGAACCGCATCAACGCGAACGCATGCCTCGACTCGGCTGGCAGCGGCTCCGCTCCCGCGACCGACGTCAAGGTCAGCATCCTCCAATCGGGGCAGTACCTCTTCAAGCAGATGTGGCTGCTCGTGCCGACAAGCGTTCCGAACAGCAAGCTGGCGGCGCCGACCAACGGCGCGTTCTCGCGCTCCGCGACCACGGGCGCCATGGCCGACCTCGTCGTGCCTCCATCGACAACCCGCGTCTACGCTTCGTGGCTGGGGAGCGGTTCCCGCTGGCAGGTGCGCTACCGCATCGCCGTCCGTGGCGTATCAGACGCCGAGGTGGGCGACTACGGCAACTGGAAGTGCCTCGCCGACGGCTCCACCGCCAACAGCGGATGGGGCGCCGTGGGCACGCTCTGCCCGACGACCAGGACGAACAACCGCGTGCGCGACACGACGGGCGTGCCCATCACGCTGGGCAGCACGAACGACAAGGCGCGCATCCAGTTCCAGGCGCGCCGCTTCGAGCCGAACTCCGTCACGATCGGCGGCGTCGGCTTCGAC